TCGTTTGAGGTTGGCTTGCGCTCGCTCTACAACTGACGCGCCAAATTCATTGAGGGCCTGTTGAACTATTTTAGTTTCCATCGCAGCAAACTGAGAATTGGTCGTTTGGAACGCTGAGTTCAATGTCACACTTCCAACCGTCGAGCGCATTTGTGAAAGCCATAAATATAGGCTGCAAATTCGGCTCGTTTAAAAGTTCGATGTCGTTCTCGTTTCGTCTGAGCTGCATTTTCGTGATCATGTAGTTGAGTATCGCGTGGCAGGTGTTTAGGTTGTCGAGTTCGTTGTCGTTGCCTAAAAATTTGTCCTTGATTTGCACCTTTGACATATTGCGTATGTCAACGACTGCCACTTCAAAAGTGAAAGTCACAACGCCAGTACTAACGACTGACGATAGTACGTTGATGTGAGCGAGTGGGAATATGTTCTTTTTTACGTTGTCGATTATGTCCGTGCCTTGAGTGATTGTGTTAAGGAGCGGCGCACTTTCGAGCGTGGTTTTTATGTAGTCTATTGCTTGGTAAAATGTTCGCATTATTTCATTTGTTTTTTAATTTGTTTGGCTTCCTCCAAAGACTCGTCGATTAGGTAAGATAGTAGCGTGAGTGATTCATGAAGAGGCTCTTTTCCCACATCTCGAACGTGGATTCTAAGTTCACGCGACAATCGAACAAAGCTTTGATACCAACCCCAGCGTTCTCCAAAATTTCCTCCAAATTCACTCCCTCCCTCGCTGCTTTGGCCTCCAAATGCGATAGGGTATTGCTCAACAATTCCTTGTTTAAAGTCCAAAAAAAAAGCATCGAGCCAACCACAATATCCATTGTGACATCCTTATAAAAATCAGCCTTGCTTTCGTCGCCATCGTACTCTTCAATTTCATAAAATTCGCCCGCTTTGCGTTTAATAGGTCTATAAAGTACCGACATTAATAGCGGTATATTTTCGTCAGTTCCGAGCAGCGTGTCAATCGTTGCGTGTTCGCCGAGTGTAATTTTATCAAAGTTTGGAATGAAACCGTAGTTAACGCCATTCATTTTGAACGTGCGGACGAGCTTCGGTTTTTGATCCAAAACTTTTGCAAGAGTCTCAATAATATCAGTAAAATCATTTACAGGGATTTTCATTACATCGGCAACAGTTAGGTTGCAAAATATCGCCACCATTTGAATGCAAACAAAGGTCTCGTCGTCGAGGTTGTCTTTTAATACCTTTTGATAACGTTGGTATTGCGATAATTTTATCTCGCTTAGTGATGTTGGAATAACTACTCTCATACTTATATAACTGAAAAATGTTGTTTTGTTTATTTTTTGTACCCGCTTAGGTATAAAATTTGGAAAAATTCATGCAATTATACCCTTTAGGTTATAATCACTTTTCGCGATTTTTTTATCGAAAGGCCCATCATAGCAAAGTAGCGCATCGCATCGATGGCGTGATTGTAGTCATCAATTGGGCGATTGAGTCGCTTGCCTGTTTTGTCGGTGTCCCAACTGTAATTGCGCAGCTCTTTAATTAGGTTGGTGCTTTGCTTAGTAACTAATAAGTTACGTTCCTGCAATACTGAAATCCCAAAATTGATTGAGTCAGCACCTTTTACAACTGGCTTAATGTTAAAACCCGCTCGGCGTATCTCCTCAATTGATTTCGGCTCGGCTGAGTCCGCCCAAATCGGTAAGCGTTTGTCCTGTTTCATTAATCGAATGATGTCCGAGTTTAAAAGTGATGTCGAATAAATCATTTCGTCGGCTATTATTTTGCCGTTGTACTCGTATACGGCTATCATAGCAGTTGGATCGTTAGAGTAACCGAAATCGAGGCCACAACCTAAGAATTTTGCCTCTTGAGGTATTGTGTCTATTTGTTCCCAATTCGGGAATACAACGCCCTCAAGTGAGCCGAGTTGACCTAAGCCGTAAACGTTATACCAGTTCGCCCAAAATGTTGATGTCTTGGCTTTCTCTTTTGCTTTGAGAATAAAATTTAGGGCCGATTCGGGGCAAGCCTCGTTGTCTTCGTAGTTTACAATTAAGAAGTCCACGTCGTGGTCGTTCATTAAATCGGTGTGAAACCAAAACTCGTTCACTGGATTCCAATCTAAATAGACGCCTTTTTTTGTACGCGAGGCGAGTTCGGTGTAAGCGTGAAAGGTCATATTATTTGCCTCGTTCATGTACAAATAATCACGCCTTGCACCTCGAAGCTTTGAGTCGTTTTCTGCGCTAAAAAATTCGATGGCTGAGTTGTTGGCGAATGTGTATTTGAAATCGGTCGCGTTCCATCGCTGCGGATTCCATCGACCTGTTAACACCATTATTTTTTTGAAGTCTTTTATTGCCCCTCTTTTGAGGTGTGGTATCGACTCCGCTACAACCGAGATTTCGAGAAGCTCGGTCTTGCAGCATAAGTCAATAAGTATTGGAAGGATTCCGAAGGTCTTGCCCGCTGAGGTGCCTCCTTGTATTCCTTTTGTGAATTTTTTAAGTCCTAAGACCTTATTAATTACTGTTGTTCGTACAAACATCGGGAAATAGTGGTTGCTCTTGGTGCGTTGTTATGTCTTGATAAACGCGATCGGAGTATTTTTTAGGGTGCAATTTTGCAACGATCCATTTGCGAGCGTCGATTTTTAAGCGGTCACGTTGCACCACGTTCGCTCCAGTGAATGGAGTATGGTCTTCGTCGGAGTGGTCGGCGATGTCGATGATGTCCTCAAATATCACGTCAGCTCGGATTTCGCACGCGCGCACGTATCTTTTTGCTTTGTCTTCGTCTGCTTCCAACCACTGGTAAAACGTTGCAGTACTTGGGAACTCTTTACGCCTTAAAATCGAGATTAAAGAATTTCCTTGCTCGATTTCTCTTAAGATTTCGTCGAAAGTGTCGTCTATTTGTTGCTGGGAGTAAGCCATTGTCCTATTATTACTTGATTAACTGGTATATTTTCGTCGGTTTGAATTTTAAAATTGCGGTATTCCTTGAGTTTTAAAATATCAAATAGGTTTTTAGATAGCCAAATTTCGTTGTGAGTAACGTCTTCGGGTTTGTTGTCGATTAATTTGTCTAAAAATTCACACAATAGACCGAATTGGTTATCCTCCATAATTAGATAGTTTGTTGAGGTCTTTTATAATTTGCTCATGCACCTTTGAACAGGTTGGGCAATTGCTATTGTCTAAACCAAAGTATTTGAGATATAAGGCGTTTAAATAGGTAACGTCGTCTAAGTTTAACTCAGTACGTTTTCCGTCGATTACGCGTTGCCCTTTAGGCTCAAGGAATGTTTTAAACGATTCTTTGTCTTCTGATGACATCTCGCTTTTAACTCTTTTGAAGTTAAATAAACGATTCAGTCCGAATTGACGTTCTTTACAACCTTGACAAGGCTCAATACCAACTGAGTTGGTAATGTTAGCGATAACATCGCCAAGACCTTGTATTTCTTTTTTAGTCCTTCTTTTTGCCATAAATTTTTGATTTTACCATCTTATTGATCCGATGGATTGTTTGTATGTGTATGCCTGTTTGTCGGCTGAGTTCACGTTGACCGACCAAAGTTGAAAGCTCAAACATTGTGCGCTCATACCAGGTTAAGCCTTTTATAAGGGCCTTGTAATCGATTGGCTCGATATAGTCTCCATCGTCTAAGATTTCGATATTACTAAAATCGACTATTAAATCCTTTTGTTGCTTAGTATAGTCATAGAATAAGTTTCTTAGAACTGTATAAATATATCCATCTTTGATTAGATTGGTATTTTGATACAATTTAAGATACATTTCCTGTACTAACTCGTTAGCCAAGTCCTTGTCTTTGCATATTTGGAAAGCCATCTTCCGCCATTGTGCGTCTTTTTTGGCTAACTCATCCAGTATCATAACCGCATTGGATTAAAATACTCCGACAAAAACAAGAGCAAAGCGTCGTTGTTCTCGACATAGTAAACAGTTCCTTGAATGACTAAGCAAATTTCGCTTTCGTTCTCGATCCAATAGCCGTTGATTGCGTCAACCATTACCCGAAATTCCACAAAGCTGCCGCCCATTCCAAGAGTATCATCCTCTTGCTCAAGCCACATTTGTGTGCTTATCGTGTGTGGTTTTACCATATCGCTACAAACCTACTAAATATTTCGATACCAAACTACTTTTTATCTCAATTATTTCTCCTGTATCTATATAACGGCAAAATGCGGTATTGTAACAAAGTCCACTAATATAAAACTCACGCCCTTGCTTATTGATGTGAATGGGTGCGTTGATTGGCACCTCAAGGCCCTTGTATATTTTAGAGCCTGCTCTCATTTTTTATAAGTATAATTATAATACTCCTCAGGTGAATCGTCTAAACATTCAATATCATAAGCTCGCTCATCATAAGCTTTCATTATTTGCTCCTTCTCCATTTCTTTTGCTTGTTCAATAATTTCTTTCCATTTTCTTGGACTATTCCATTCTTGAAATTGTTCAACTAACCATTCAACTGCCGTCATATTACTTAAATTTTAGTTTCGTCTCGTGGTGTATGATTTCGCGGTCGAGGTAGTGCATCGCTTTGCGTAGGTCCTCAAGGTGTGCGCCTTTGCGTCTTGCCCTTACGATATACTTGACTGCATTGCCCTCGTTAAAATTGAGGTCGTAATCCTTAATGATGTCAATGACATCGTATTGCTGCTGGTTGTCGTAGTGTTTTGGTGTCATAAAAAGTGTATATTAAGGCACTATTTTATAAAAATTTTAGTTTTTATTGTTTAATTACTTTATAAAGTGCAATATAAGGCATTATTTAAAATCAGTATCAAAGTCAGTCCATATTTTTACAATCGCACCTGCGGCTTTTAGTTCCTCAATGCGCAGTTCTTGAATGGGCGATAGCTTCCCGCCTTCGCGTTTCACTTCGATAAACATAGCCTTGCCGTATTTGATTGCCAGCAGGTCAGGTATGCCGTTGGTCGATGTCTTTATAAGTTTCGTGACATACCAACCTCGCTCAATTAGTTTGCGTTTAATCTTAGTTTGTATTTGCTGCTCGGTCAAAGTCGTGATATTATGTAGTGGAACAATCGAATTAAATACGGCCTAAGCATTTCGTATATTAAAAAAATTAGAATGTATTTCATAGCTTAATAATTTTGTAGTCAGGACAGGATTCGAACCTGTACAACTCGTTTGTCCTTTGGAACGAGTACTCCCAATGGTTGCGACCCATACGCTGCGTTTTCCTTTCCGCTCTCTGACTAATAAACAAACACCCCTCAATTGACCGCCAAGTGCAAAAGAGAGGTGTTGTTAGTTGTGTGTTTTCTCTTGGCGGTGGTCAAATATACAAATTTATTTTAAATAACAAAAAAAATCTCGTACTGGCATACGAGATCTTTTATAAATGAAAATGTTTTTAATCAGAGCAAATATATCAAAGTTTTTTAAATATCGCAAGAGTGAAGTCTTTTTTTTGTTGCACGGTCTTATAAATATCATATTCGATTCCGCCTTTTGAGAATATCCAAAAGACCTCGTTCTCTTGTCGCTGCATTGTGGTCATGCGATCACGGCTTTGCCAGTAACTCGTTGCACTAAAATCGATGTTATAGTAAACCAAATACTTTGCATTTTTTAAACTGACGCCCTCGCGACCGCTGACAATCTGAAGCGCGATGTTTTTATCGGTTACGTCGAACTCCTCGACTGAGTTTGTCAAGTAATCGGCTCCAAATACTTGAAGGAGCGCATCCCATTCGGCCTTGAATTTATAAAAGATTGCGATTTTTTCGCCTTTAAACTTCTCCTTGATAAACTTAGCCTTTGAGTCGTCAATTACTTTAGACGTGCCGTCTTCGAATTTGCAAGTCCCGCTTGACAGTTGGTGCATTTTTTGCATCAACTTAACGCCTGTATCCCCTAAAATGACCTGCCCTTGTGCGTTGCGAACTATTAAGTCCTTTTTAAGTCGTCGAATGACCTCGTAAGTGATTGGCTGCATCTCGCATTCCAGCACCATCTCGTTAACACTTGTCGTAAACCCTGCCTCTTTTTGTGTGAACGTTATAATATAAGGCCGTGTGGATCTTCGAATAAGATTCTCTTTTGCATTTGAGTAGTCCTTTACAATGCCATGCCCTAAGCGTTTCTCCTTAATGTCGACGTACTCAGCGGCCCACTTATAAAAATTCGCATAGTTTTTATAGGGCGAGTGATCACTTACCCAAAATTGATGGTACCATTGCGAGTATGACTCGGGCGTTGGCGTACCGCTTAGGAATATCATCGGCAGCTTACTAAATCGCTTTTTAAACTCTTTAGCCGTTGCGTTCGGTTTAGGGAACGCACCGAAGCGGTGGTGTTCATCGTGTATGATTAAATCAAACTCGCCATTGACTAAATGTAAAGATTCGTCGTTTATGATTGTTAAATCAAAGTCAAATCCAAAGTTGTCGTAGTCCCATTGAATTGACGAAATGGCTTTCTTTTTAGTTAGGAATAGCACATTTTTCGCTCCATAAAGTTGAGCCGTATTGAGTGCGGTCAAACTCTTGCCAGTTCTCACGGCCATCGCCAAATAGACAATATGTTTATTTCGTAAAATTCCAACTGCCTCGTTTGATAATTTTATTTGATAATCTCTAAGCTTTAACATAATATTTATTATTTAAAACATTATAAATTGTAGAAACATCAACGCTAAAAAAAGATGCAATATCTTTAATATTACTATTTTTTCCTTTAATTGAATTGTTTTTTATGTATACAATATCGCAGTTTTTTAATTTTCTAATTGGATTTATTTTTCCTAAAATATCATAAGAATGTTTTTCATTTTCTGAATAAGTAACCCACTCTAAATTAGAATAATGATTATTTAATCCATTTCCATCTATATGATTAACACAAGGTTTTTGATCAGGATTTTCTAAAAAATAAAAAGCAACTAATCTATGAACTTGAAATCGTTTTTGAATATTAAAACTACTTAAAGTGACTCTTTGATAAATTTTTCTATTTAATTCTTTTTTTAAAATCTTTTCTTTATAAAAAGTTTTACAACCATTTTTATAAATGATTTCACATTTTTTTCGTTTTACATTTCCAAAATTTGAAACTTGATAATTTTCAAATCCTTCAATTGTTTTCCATATTTCCATAAAAGTAAAAACCAGCACATCAAAAGGTCGTCGTCTTTATCAGTGCTGGAATTTTATAAAATTGTTATTGTAGCGACGACTCTACTAATACAAATATACTATTTAATTTTAAATAAAATCAATCCATTAGAAATAAATTTCGTCGTTGTTGTCCACTTGATTACTATCCGTTTTAATTGTAAACCATCGGAAGCCGTTGGAGTTTCCGCTTAGGTATTCGGCACCTATAAAGTTGCAGTATTTTTGCACCCAAATGTTGAACTTTTTATTTGTGAGCCATTTTTTGAAATCCTGATATTCATTTGTGAAATTGATATAATACAAAGACTTTTCAAGCCTATCGTTATGAGGTACGTTTTCAATGTCTTTTATCCATTCCAAGAACTCCATCGACGTTTCGGCTATAAATTTCCTCATCTTTATATTTTTGGCGTTTTGAGGTACAAGTCCAAGTTTCAAATAGCATTGCAAACAATACACCATATAATTGTCGAAGCGTTGGAAGTCGTTAAGCTCCCAGTCGTCGAACAACTGGCGGTCAAACTCATCGTAAGGCGTCAAGGCTTTGCCATAGTATTGAGCGAACTCAATCTCAAAGCGTCTGCGATCATGTGAATTGCCCTCGCCTTTGATTGCGTAGTTGGTTGAGATGACAAGTTTAGGACTTTCCTCAACTTTTAATTTGATAGCGTCTTTGTTTTTACGCTCCAAAGTCATTCCCTCAGTTACCAAACTAAATTTACTTTCAAAATCAAAGTTTTGTTTGACGTCGTCAAATACCAATACTTGCGTTTCGGGGCTGACTGTTTGATACGGAAAACTCTTTTTATCGTCGAACGTCTTGCCATCTAAAATGCTAACTTTACGAATTTGTCTAAGGCCCTGCACAAATAGTCCTTTCCCTGTACCTCCTTCGGGATTTTCACTTATAACCTCATCGTTTAAGATTATAGCCTTATTATTCATCTTATTTTTATAAGTACTCAAAAGATACCCTATCACGCACTCAATTGGCAAAGGCTCACTATTACTTATATTTTTAATAAAAGTGGCGTATTCGTTCTCGTATTGCTCCAAATGGACATAATCACGCGGAATGATTTGAGACTTCCAAACGTAGCCATCGACATCGATAAAATCAACCAGGCGAGTTGTGTCTTTGGTTACTTCTAAAATTCCGTTTTCAAATGCGATGTAAGATTTTGTTTTGGTATCTTGGAGCATTAGTAGCTCGACGCTTTCAATCATAGACAAATACGTCTCGCTGAAAATGTTTTGAAACGAGGCGCAGTAATTCCAAACGTCCCACTCGTTACGCTCCAATAAATAATTTAACACGAAGTCCTTGATTTTTTCGGCTGAGGTCTCGACAACTTTGTTGGAGCTTACATAAATCCAAGAGGCCTTTTGAGCGTCGGATTGAAAGTACTTTTTAAATCCGTTACGCTCCAGGAATAACTTATACTTTAAATTGTCAATCTTTAATTTATTTTTGTCCGTATAGCACCAAAAGTCGTCGTGTTCTGCTACTTCCTTTATTTCGTCGAAAGTACCCTCCGTAATACCGTATTTCTCTATTACTTCCTTTTTACCCCTTTTTAAATCAACCTTAATACTATTTATTTTCTCGTAGTTCTCAAAATATTTGGTGTCAAAGTTTCGCTTTTTATATGCGCTTTTAATTGTTGTCTTTGCCTCTTGTTCTGAAAATTCGCCAATCACTACATTATTTAAAATATACATCTCGCAATTGTACTGGCTTATTCCGTACTCACAAAATGCACCAGCCAAATCAAAAATATAAGAGTTGCGCTCTCCTTCAACAAAATCCTTTGACCAATTCCACGACATTATTTTAGCGATTATTTTGTCCTCGTCAGTTATTGGAACAAGTGGCGTTCTCTCGCTTATATTAAAACCCTCATCTTTTAGGATTGGCTCAAAAATTTGTGCCTCCATATTGACATAGATATTTGGATCGTAAGACTCAAAACAAACGCGGTCGACATTTGAGTTTACAATGTCAAAATAGTCGTACTCAAATTTCTTATAAAACTCCTTAAACACTTTTGGGTGTGTGTCCTTAGTCAACTGATCACTTACTTTTATTACCCCTTTTATTCCTTTACCACTTGGAGATATAAATAAAAGTAAAAAGTGAGGGTTTGACTTAAGCAGCTCCAGTTGTTCGTGCATTACCTCGGTACTTGGGTACTTGTCAAAGTCGACGACCATTAGTCCCGAATGCTTTTGAAGTGAGTTTGAGTTGCGCTCGGTAAACGTACCCGCAAAAATAATACAGGGCAAATTGTTTTTGAGCTTGTCGTTGCCGTTTCTGATTTGTTCGACAAGTTCTTTTGATGTCCCCTTTTGTATTCTCTTGACAATCTTATCAAGTGGAACGTGAAAGGGTACGTCTTTGGACTTATACAAGTCCTTAAAAACTGATACTATCATTTGATTTTGTTTTAAAAAATAAGGCCCGATTACCAGCGGTGGTAGTCGCGTGGTAATCAGACCTATAAATAAGTTATTTAATGGCTACCACTCCATTGGGTACAAATATAAAACAAAAAAATTTACAATCCGCAACACATGCAACACATTTTTTTGCAAAAAGTAGACCCCCCTATCAAATTTATTTTTTTATTCTCTAAGGGGTATATAGGAAAGGGGTAAAATGTGTACTTTGAGAATAAAAAAAGCGATCCGAAGACCGCTTTTCCAACTATTTAACCAAATCAAAATCAAAAATCCAAATCGTCTGCATCAACCTCAACCTCAATCTCGGCTATAACTGGCTCCGATTTCGTGAGGTAACTTTTTAAATACGCCTCCAAAGTGTTAAACGCTTCGTCGGCAAGGTCGGCCTCCGCTCCATCAAGCGAGCAAAGATATCCGAATACTGGCGTTGTGTATTTAACGCTTCCTTTTTTAGCCTCGTCAAAGCCAACCACACTAACCCACTCGTCAACGAGTCGGCTTTTACTCTTTGCGGTAAAATCGCCCCACGTTTGACAGGCTGCACCTTTGAGTTGAATGTTTGCAATCTCGCCACCTTCGAGCATTATATAAATACTTTTAACGTAGTGACCGCCTGCGGCCTTTGCTTTCTCTTTAATGTCTTTGTAAAGACCTCGAGCAATCTCGTTGCCTTTAAACGGCTTAACGATCATTTCATCCTTTGAGATATATTTTACCTCGTTGGAATAAATCCCGCTTTCGGTTGCGTCGTTCCAACCTTTCACGGTATGGAGTTCGTCGAGAACTAAGAATTTAAACGGAAGCTCAACGCTCACGTTTGCCTTTGTTTCTTTGTCGTAGTAAGCAAACGTTTTCTCGTTTGATTTCCACTCGTAAAACTTTGTTGCTGGGTTTGTTGTTGGCTGCGAGAATGCAGCTCTGCGGTTTGAAGTACTCATAATATTATTGTTTTTTGTGGCACGAAATGAAGCAGCTCGAGCCTTGCTGCGGTTATTATGATAAGGCTAAATTACTGATTTATATTTATCTGACAAAATTTTTTTGTATAAATCGTTAACTCGTTCCGAATTTACCCCTCGATTGTAGTAAAATCGCATTACTCTTTTAATCCTGGTTAAAGGTGTGATATTAGCCATAGCGTTGCGGTTATAATTAGTAAAAATGCAGCCGCCTCAATCGCAGCTCGCGTCACAAAGATCAACTCTTTTTTGTTTTGTGGTTTCATAAGTATCTATTAAATTAATAATTTGTTGCATTAACTCCTCGTCGTTTATTGGATTTACTCTTTTAAGCATCATAAAATAGGGCGAGTACTGATTGATTAATTGAACTCGTAACTCCTCCAGGTCGGGCCTTCTAAATCTTACATCCGAGTCGTATAGTTTAACGTTATACAATACCGTTGCGTGATCGTAGGGCCTATATTCTCGAATGATGTCCCGAATGTCAACGACCTTGTACTTTAAATCTATTCGAAGTATGTAGCAAAATAACGCTCGTACATCAACGACTGGCAGCGTGCGACCATTCTCGAACACATCAATAGTTGTGGCGTGTTCGATGTTGGCTGCTATCTCTTTGGCCCTACGAAAGCACATATAAATCGATATAACGGTATGAATTTGTAAAGCCTCCCCAATCAACCACGACTGGAAGCTCTTGCGTTCTGCGTTTGTCCTTTGACTCGTTGCCTATTTCGACAACCGTTCCGTACTTGTCGCGTGGGTTGTGGCGATCTTCAAGCGATACAAATATACTTGTCTCGCGCAATCTAACTTTTGATCCTACTTGCATGATATTAAAATTTAAGAGTTATACTTGATTTGCGTGGCGTTACCGATACTTGAGGCACCTCATTACCGTAAGCGTCAAAAATTGTTTGGGTTTGTTTTAAAGCTAATTTTAAAAGCTCCTCGCGCTCTTTAAGGTCGGCCTTAAGATTTTGATAAATCGGATCGTCTCCAAAGTTTATCGTTTCGCCGCCGTTTACTGGAGTAAACTCGACGCCGTAGCAGGTCATTTTCTCCTCAGGCAAGTGCTTACGCATTTCGGCGTCTGCTGAATTTACGACCTCTTTAAGTCGGCAAATGTTGGCCATAAACATATGTTTATCAACGTCTCCGCTTTCGATTACATTATCGACCATTCGCTTACCTGTAAGGATTGCGTCTTTTTTTGTAAAAGATGGCTCATACATCGTGATAAGTTGTTCTGAATTTTCAAGGAATAGTTTTGCGTTTGCTCCCATTTTAATTTAGTTTTAAGTATGCGTTAGTCATTTTTTTGTGATCGGAATAATAAACCGACTTAACGGTTTTTTTCATCCACTTGTCAAACTTTTTAGCCTCTTTGAGGTTTATTTTTTTCTCATCCATTTTATTAGTATTTTATCAATTGATTGTTTTACCTCGTTTTCCGAGTCTAATGGTATTAGTTTATGAAGGATTTTTGTTTGTGTGCCTTCTACAAATTTAGTTTTACGGCCTGCGCCTCTTTCGTTTCTCATTTATAGTTTTTTAATTTCGTGTTTTACTTGAGTCCAATACTCTGATGTACAATAATCAATTTCTCCTCCAAACTCACAACAGGGTAAAGTGCAATTTATCAATTCATCAACTGCAATAAAAATACATTCTTTTACATCATAATTATTATATAAAACTTTGTCTCCCCATTTGCCCTCTAATTTTCTGTATTTGATGTATAATTTTAATGCTTTTTCTTTTGGTGTCATTGTCTTGGTCTAAATGGTAACTCCTCAACGCGCCAAACGCGCTTGCAAACTATTGAGGATTGATTAAAAATAAGTATTGCCTCGGCTATGCTGCTGGCTTCAATGTCGATGTCGTAATCGTAGCACTCATCGTATTGCTCGGTGTAGTAATATAGCCTATAAGTTCTCATACATTCGGGCCAATCTAAGGCCGATATTAAAGTTAGCAATCATTCGTTGTTTGTTCCAGTCTTGCACATCCCAACCAAATAAACGCTCGTTGCGTTCGATTCGGTTTTTGTGGTCGTTGTAGCGTCGGTCGCTTTCTTTGTACGCCTCAAGTATTTTGATGGCGCGTTCGTGTTTTTTGATTTCGAGTTCTAAATTTTCCATTATGATCTAAAGATTAGTTGACCGATAAAATAAGCGGCCATGATTAAACAAAAAATGTACTGCGGTTTGCGATGTTGTAAAAAGTATTTCATAGTTGTTACGTTTTGATGGAGCAAATCTATAACAATAAATTAATTAAACAACAAAAAATTAAAAAAAGTTTATTTTTAATGCTTATTTATACAAATTCTAAATAAATCGGGAGATAAAAAAGCGGCGGTAAATGTAGAGAATTACCGCAATAATAAGGATCAACCACAACCAACCGAACGACTCTTTGCGCTCAACGTGTTTCTCGCTTGCTTTGGTGGATTGTGTTGCAGTCTTTTGAGTTTTGCGTGTATTGTGTACGCTTTGAGATTTTAATGCCTTAAATCGGCTTATTTGCGTTCGTTTCTTAATACGGCCGTTCTTAATTGTAGTCTTTTTGCCTTGACTGTCTACAATAACAATAGGTTTGAGCGTGTCCACTGGTGTAATCTCAAACTCATCGGTGTGTATATCCCCTTCGGATACCTCTTTTGTATATACTTTTGTGGAATCAACAACAGTAATCTCGCTTTTTGTCTCGGTCTCGGTTGTGCTTTTGTTCACTTTACGCGCCCCGCAGCTCACGAGTAATAGCAATATAAATAAATATCTCATTTTATCGAATTTTATTCTCTACAATTCGCAAGTTATTGACCTCGTAATCGCCGTTTTTCTCAACGCGAATGTGCGCAAAGCCATTATTCCAATTATTGTAGGGCATATATTCGGGAGATAAACCACAAAGCGCACCGACTGACCAAGTTGTTGTAACGTCTCCGCTGAGGTTAACCTCCGTGTGTTCGCTCGTTCGGTGGTGGTGACCAATAATACAAGACTCTTTGGCTTTCATATAAAGGCCACGCGCTGGGTTAACAGGTGGCGCAAAGCCGCTGAAAAATTCGTGTCCGTGTAATAGTGGCAATTTGCCCGCCTTTGCGATTTGTTTTGATTTGACCTCTTGAACACCGAACTCGCCAAAGCGTAAAATTGTAGCAAGTTCAAAGTCGGGAATGCCCAAAAGTTCGGGAGCTTGCATTTTAAGGAAGTTTTGCCAGCGATCCTCGTGGTTGCCAATCTTAAAATAAATCGGGCATTGGAAATGGTCTTGCAAATTCTTTAAAAAGTTGCGCGTCATCTCCAACTCGTCGGCCATATTTCGCAAACGGCGATCTTTAATAAACCGCGAAAGCATATACATGTCGATAGTGTCGCCATTTAAGTAAACGCAGTCCACGTTTTCAGCCTTGCCGTAGTCGATAGCCAATCGCAGCGCGTCGTTGTTTTGGTAGGGAAAGTGAATGTCGGTTAAAAATAGGATATTTTTGTTTGGAACGATGACCGTGCCTTGCTTCTCGTAGTCGCTTTCGGGCAATTCAAATGCGTTTGTTTTCATAAATTCTTTCTTTTCTTGTTCTGTCCGTTCTCCGATTGCGTTTTTCTCTTGACGGTCTGAGCGTTCGTTGCGATGTGTTCGCACTATACCGCGCGCATTGTCAACGCTTGTAAAATCAATCGGGAAATCCTGGTGCAATAATCTTGAGATTGCCATCGTTGATGACTTTGGAAACTTTGCGATATACTCGCGAGCGATTTCGCCCTTGTATGTGATTTTGCTATTCTCCAAAATATATATCGGCTTCGGCTTTGCGTCGAATTGTGAGACCTTTTAAAACGTTTCCGCCCGCTTTGTTCCATTTTAAGAACTCCTCACGGATTGACGGATCATTGTGATTGAAATTAACCTTGCGTAATAGTGTTGATTTTTCAAAGTTGGCAGGGCCTATGTTGTACGTTAGTGAAACCAGCGCGTTGAACTGTCCTTGATCAAGTGGAGCCGTTACTAATTTGCTCACTCTTGCAGCGAATTTGTCGGCAATTACTTTAAACATCTCAAAGGCTTCGAGTTCGGTTATTGGTTTATCCAATAGAGTGACCTTTTTGCCGTTTGTGTAGTAACAATTGCCGTAGCCAATCGTAGGCACTTTCGCGCTGCACAAATACGGCTTAGAGCTAAACCCCTCAAATTTACAAATCAGTCTATAACCCGCGTTATTTAGTTTCATTTTGCAAATGCTTTAAATAATAATGTAACGAGCGCAGCGGTAAACGCTACGGCGATGACTTTGGCTTGTTTTATGTACACCTTAAGCTCGGCGTCGTTCTCCTCCAGGTCAATCACTCTTGTATCGATGTCTGATATTTTCCAAACAAGGCCACGAAATCCGTTGAGGTCATTCCCGAGTAAGGCTTGCTTAATCTCTTTGATGTCATTTGAGCGAATCTCGCTATCGAGTTTTAATTGCTTAAGGTGTTGCTCAATGCGATCCAGTCGCTCGCTTTCAATGTTGCTCATTGGTTAAATTTGTTTGGCTGCGAAAGGTATAACTTAATACCTCCCAATACTATAACTAAAATTTTAAGGATTGTTCCAAAATAATCGGGCAATCCTAACTGACTAATTAAATCAACAAGCAAGTGAGTCGTTTGGTCTAAGATTCCCAAAACGATTAAAACAATCGGCAGTAAATGCTCCTTAATTTGCTTCATCGTCTTGCAATTTAGCCGCTAATTTGTCAAGTATTTGCGACAAA